TATGATATCACAAGAAGAAATTGAAAACTTCCTTGTGGGTAATGACCCTGAGGAATTTATCGTATCGGTAGAGTACGATTACGTATCTGACAAAATCTACAAAATCAAAGAAGTTCCTGGTAAAGGTAAACAAATCCAACGAGATACATTAATCTCATTTGCTTGGGTTGGTGATCTACGTGGTCAAAACTTTTACTCATCATCAAAAGGTTTACAAAAAGAAGCCATGACCAAACATGGTATTATGATTGAGAAACTTAAAACTGAAGGTAATGATCGTTTAGAACGAGGACTTACCTTTATGGTTAAGTCGATGAAAGGTTATCGAAATCTAATACAATTCTTTAGAGAAGGTGGTGTTGATCCTTGGGGTGAAAAAACAAAAGACCTCATCATGGTTCTTCCTCCTGTAGAACAATATCTTATCTCAAAAGAGAAACGACTATTTAAAGGTTTTGAAGAATACAACGACATCACAAGGATGGTATTCGACTTGGAGACGACCTCACTTGAGCCCAAGGATGGTCGTATCTTCATGATTGGAATCAAAACAAACAAAGGTTATAAAAAAGTTATCGAATGTGCAACACCTGATGATGAAAGAAGAGGACTTGTTGAGTTCTTCAACATCATTGATGATATCAAACCTTCGATCCTTTCAGGTTACAATTCATTTAACTTTGACTGGTATTGGATCTATGAAAGATGTAAGGCACTAAACCTTGACATAAAAAAAGTTGCAAAGTCACTAAATCCTGATAAATCAATTTCAATGAAGGAATCAATGTTGAAATTGGCTAATGAAGTTGAGAAGTTTAATCAAACTCAAATGTGGGGGTATAATATTATTGATATTCTACATTCAGTTCGTAGGGCTCAGGCGATTAATTCGAACATCAAAGAGGCAGGTTTGAAGTACATTACCAAGTATATCGAAGCTGAGGCTCCTGATCGTGTATATGTTGACCATGATAAGATCGGATCTATGTATCGAGACAAAGAAGAATATTGGTTAAACATTGAAAATGGTAAGTATAAGAAAGTAGGTAACGATCCAAAAGTTGATGATGTATGTGGAAGACATTCTAAAATATATATCAAAACAACTGGGGACGACATCATTGAGCGTTATCTCGACGATGACTTGGAAGAAACTCTTTTGGTTGATGAAGAATTTAATCAAGGTTCATTCTTGTTGGCATCATTACTCCCAACAACATATGAAAGAGTTTCAACGATGGGTACTGCTACATTATGGAAAATGTTGATGTTGGCTTGGTCTTACAAACATAACTTGGCAATTCCTGCTAAGAATGATAAAGGGAACTTCGTAGGTGGACTTTCTCGATTGATCCGAACAGGATACTCAAAGAATGTGTTAAAACTTGACTACTCGTCTCTATATCCATCTATTCAGTTGGTACACGATGTATTTCCCGAGTGTGATGTTACAGGTGCAATGAAAGGGTTATTATCTTATTTCCGTAACACTCGTATCAAATACAAACAACTCGCTGAGGAATATGCAAGTATCGATAAGAAAAAATCTACATCTTACGACCGTAAACAATTACCAATTAAGATCTTTATTAATTCGATGTTCGGTGCGTTATCTGCCCCTCAAGTATTCCATTGGGGCGATATGGACAAGGGTGAGATGATTACTTGTACAGGTCGTCAGTATCTTAGAATGATGATTAACTTTTTTATGGATCGTGGTTATACACCTTTAGTGATGGACACGGACGGTATTAACTTCTCGGTTCCTGAAGGTGTGGAGACAAGAAAATATGTTGGTAAGGGTTTAAATTGGAAAGTAAAAGAGGGTAAAGAATATATCGGTGAAGAAGCTGATGTAATGGAGTTCAACGATCTTGCAATGAGAGGTGAAATGGCACTTGATACTGATGGACAATGGCCAGCTTGTATTAACTTAGCTCGTAAGAACTATGCTTTGATTACTGCAAAAGGTAAGATTAAACTTACGGGTAACTCAATCAAATCTAAAAAGATGCCGATCTATATTGAGAAGTTTTTAGATAAAGGAATTAAATTATTACTTGATGGTAAAGGACAAGAGTTTGTTGAGTGGTATTACGAATATGTACAAAAGATATTTGATCAGAAAATTCCATTGATGGATATTGCAAATAAAGCAAAGATCAAACAAACAATTGAGGATTATATAGTTCGTAGTAAACAAACAACTAAATCAGGAGCATTAATGTCTCGTCAAGCACACATGGAGTTGGCAATCAAAGACAAACTAAACGCTAATCTTGGTGAAGTTATCTTCTATGTAAACAACGGTACAAAGGCATCTCACGGTGATGTTCAGAAAGTTAATAAACCAAAGAAAGGTTGGTCACAAGAACATATTGACAATTACATGAGAGATTGGGGAACTACAATACCTGAGGATGTCGATTCAATAATTCAATTAAATTGTTATAGAATTGACCCGTTAGATCTTGAAAGTAACCCCACTATGACAGGAGAATATAATATTCAAAGAGCAATTGCAACATTTAACAAACGTGTTGAACCTCTGTTAGTAGTTTTCAAACAAGAAGTTCGTAATGGGTTGTTGGTTAAAAATCCTGAAGAGAGACCATTCTTTACTAAAGTCCAATGTGAATTAATCAATGGACAACCTTTTGAAGAGGGAGACCAAGACAAATTAGAAGATGTAATGGAAATCTCTGATGAGGAAATGTCTTTTTGGAATCGTGTTGGTGAAACGCCTTATCACATGTATAAAGATGCGGATCAAACTATGTGGAGATATGTACCTGAAAAAGAGTTAGTCCATTTTAATTCCGTCGGAAGAAAGGATGTACCAAACACCGTTGACATTTTGTAACTCAACACAAGCACCCCTACCAACTGATATTTCATCCCAATCTTCGTCTATCCGACCTACGTCTGGAATGATCACACAGTTGGTGAGTGTTTTTATTTTAATTCGTTCTGTTGTTGTTGAGTCAAGTTTTACTTTTGATTGTGCAACATCCCTTACGATTAAAAGGGTTTCACCATTAGTTATGTAAGTTTCATTACTGTTTATTACAATATCAAACGATTCAAAACTATATGATTGATTTCCTTTTATTACGGTTTTTCTAACTGGTTTGTTTTTTATAATTGACATAAAATTAAATTACATATATCTGACGAGGCATAGCTCTAAACTTAAGAGTTTTGTTTAAGTTTTCCGCTAGTAAAGCTTCTCTTTCCATAACTTTTTCAGGACGAAGTCTTGTTAATCTTCCTTCAGCTCCGATCAATTCTTCTATTAGTTTAGCTTTTTCATCTTTTCCTTCAGTACCTAATGTTGCATAATCCATAGTTAAGTCACCATCAGGAGTCTTTAAGTTACCACTAAATTTACCACGAACTCTTGCTAAGGTTTCTTTACAGTATGCTATAAACCATCTACGGACCCAAACTTGTGCAGGATTGTTTAACTTGTACCAACTTATTTTATTAAATGGTACATCAGAAGGTAAAAGAACAATATCAGGATTATCAGCTAAACATTTGTCTCTATCACCTTGTGAAGTATCATAATACCAATACCAAACTTGACCTTTTGCCAATTCCGCATTACCAAAGTCAAATTTACCACCTGGTGTGTTTAAAAGATGTAATGCTTTTTTACCGCCAGGTAGTGCTGTGATATAGTAAGTTAAGTCTCCCGCAAATATTCTTCTTTGAATATTAACTTCTTGCATTCTTAATAATGTATCAAATGCTGGTGTTAAATAATAACTTCCTGCCATATTACCAATTTGCGCAAGTCCTCCACCACCACCAAGTCCAGTTCCATTACCAACACCCGCAAAACCACCTAAACCAAACATTAAGTTGTTTAATGTTGATGGAGTAAACCATAATACTTCATTTATCTCACGACCTGCAGGTATCTCATAAATCTGTTGGTTGGGTACTAACTGAATATAATCTTTTTTAATTTCCCAATCACCTCCAGCCTGCAACCCAACTATTTTTGAATATGCATAAGTATAACGAGTTTCAAAGTCTAAACTTTTAGTTATGAAAGCTCTTGATAGAGATTGAGTATCTAAATTTAAATTATTTAATGTGGTCCATTGAGATTCAATTAACCAATCTTGGACATATTGAGAATAATCGTCAATTGAATATTCTAATAATGTGTCCATCATCTCGTCTTCCAATTCCACAGATCTTAAAGGTGCACCTAATAAGTGTCTAACTTTTTGATAGAATTGACTTCTTTCTGGTTCGTCGATTATTGCCATAGAGTTTTTCTCTATAAATATCTTTAATAATTAATTTGTGTTAGATGGGGCAAATGATCTTTTCTCTATCTTTAGATTTGACAGTCAAAGTGGTAGACTCTAAGGTGTTTTTGTCTTTGAAAAAGAATCCATTAATTTTGTCGTATTCAGGTTTTATTCTAAATCTTATTGATAATCTTTTTTCATCACAACCTCGTTGACCTTTGTTGGACCAATATAAATCTATATATTCAATAGGAACAATTAAGTCACCTTCATAAATTATACCTGACATTTTGCTTTTAACCTTATTTAAGTACTCCTCAGCTGAAGGTTTACTATTTAACCAAGTGTATAATTTATCTATCAATTCATTATATAATTTTATGTATATTGGTTTTTCACTTGATAATGAAGATTGTTTAAATATAGAAAAGAACTCAGACAAATAACTATCAATGAATGGGTCCATTTTTTTAACCTCAAAAAGTGAATTAGTAGGAAATATTATATTACCATCCTCATCTTTTAGTTCTTGTTTAGTTATTAAATCCGCTTTGATATAATAACTACCACTTTTGAATGACTTAGATAAACAAGAAGTTATTTGAAAAAAAGTATAGTTTAAACTTTCAGTACCTGAATGGATTTTTTTCAAAAGGTCAATTAATGTTTCTTTTGCATCATCAGAACACTTATAATTCAATTGTAGTTTTGTTTGGTTTTTTTCAAAATAATCACCAACAAATCTATCTTCATATTTACTGTGTTCTTTTTGTCTTGCATATGATAACAATCCTTCAATATCATTTGGTATTGTTGTTACGTACCTTTGTTTATTCAGTATTTTTTTAACCTGGTCATCCTCAAATTCTTTATCAACAATGAAGTCCGATACTAATTCTAAAAAGTTTACAGTTCTATTTGTGTCTTGGAGAGCCAATTGAATTATCACAGGAAATGTACCGACATTTTTTTTGCCAAAAAATTGGTCTAGTATAAAAATTGATCTTTCTAATTCATGAATCAAATATTGATCTTCTAAACCATCTCTAAAATTTTTTAATTGACAATATGGTGATTTTTCAGATTTTGATTGTACACACAAATAATCTATTTTAGAACTTCTTCTAAGAGCAATTTCATTTATTTCTTCAGATTCATTAAGTTTTTTTTTTGATGTTCTACTCACAAATAAATCATTAACAAATTCCCAATTAACAACATCCCAAAACTTTTTAATATATTCATCACGTTTGTTTTGATATTTCAAATAGTAAGCGTGTTCCCAAACGTCCAAACCTAACAGAGGATACCCACCTTTTTTAACTATGTTCATCAATGGATTATCTTGATTTGGTGTAGACATAATCTTCAAATTACCTTCACTGTTAAGATACAACCAAGCCCATCCTGAACCAAAACGATCCTGAGCGGCTTTGTTAAACTCATCCTTCATTTTTTTTATGTTACCAAAATCTTTTTTAATTTTTTTCAAAATTTCTCCTCTTGGGAGTTGTTTTTTTGGGGACAACATCTTCCAAAATAATGCATGATTAAATGCTCCACCAGCATTATTTCTAACCTTATTGTCAAATTTACTTATAGTTCTTACAATATCCTCTAATTCCAAATCACCATCAATGTCTTTGATTGCTTTATTTAATTTATCAACATATCCTTTGTAGTGTTTATTGTAATGAATATTCATAGTTTTTGAATCTATAAATCTGTTCAAAGAAGAATATGAGTAAGGTAACTTTTCAATACCAATTGATTTCATTTCAGAAATCAAATTTTTTTTTATTAATTGTTTTTCGTTTAATAAAATTTGTTCAGATAGAAGACTAACTTTTCCTTCGATTCCTTTGTGTTCATACATCAGTTCTTCAAGTTCAGGATATTTTTTTTCAAATTTTTTAACAATCTGTCCCGCAAATGCATTTGCTTCGTCTTCATTAATACCACCAATGTTAGGTCCGTGTTCTCTACCAAGAATTGTCATTTGATATTCATGAACCCATTCATGGGCTAATGTTCTCATGATGTCACGATTTAATCTTCCTTTAGCAAGAACTTTAATTAGGTGATCACCTCTTCTACTACCTGTAGACATCTCACCTTTTCTACCATTTAAAAACATAATTTTTAAATCATTCTTAAGTGGGTATTCTTCTTGTAGTAAAGAAATAAACTTTTTAACAAAGTCTTTTCGATTTTTAATATCGGGATTTTCGTATTTGATAGAAACTTTCATCTTTGATAAATATTATACTGATCAAAAGATTATCGTCTATTGTTAATTAGGTTTAATATTTCTTCAACAATGTCACCTGTGTTTTCTACAATACCATCACCCATTACGGTTCTAATGATTTCTTTTTTACGATTAAGGATGTCATAAATTGCACCTTCAATCGTATTTTCAAACAGTGGATAATAAACCAATACGTTTGATTTCTGACCATATCGATAAGCTCTATCTTCAGCTTGGGCGTGTTCTGCAGGAACAAAAGATAAATCGTTCATAATCACAGCTTCTGCAGATGTTAAAGTTAAACCAACTCCTGCCGCTTTTAGGTTACCAACAAAAACTTTGACTTTATCGTCATTTTGAAATTGGTCGACAGCTTGTTGACGAATTGCATTAGAACAACTACCATCGAGATAAACCGCTTGTTTTCCAAAATGTTGGTATATGGTTTGGAGTGTGTCTGTAAAGTTTGTGAATATTATAACTTTCTTACCTTGATCAATGATATTTTCAGCAAACTCAATTGTTTGTTTTGTTTTTTCATTCGCAATTACTTTTCTAACTTTCATTAGTTTAGAAAACTGAACCGTTAAAGATGAAGACTCATCGGGGTTTTTATCATACCAATCAAAATATTCACCCATTAAATCCTCATACTCTTTTGATTTTAATCTTAGGTAAACAGGAGTGATAATTTTATCTGGTAAGTCTAAAACATCTTCTTTTAATCTACGAAGAATTTGTTTTGATGTCCTATCTCTTAATTCTTCAAGATTAGATGCACCTGAAACATTCCACACTTTTCTTTTACCTGCTGTAAATTGAAACCCTTGACAATACCTAATCGCATAAGCCTTCCAATTCTGAGCAACAGAACTTTCAATTAGATTTAACAAATTATAATAATTCATTGGTCGAGAAGTCATTGGTGTTCCTGTTAACAACCAAACTCTATCTATTTTTTTTGCAAAACTATTAATAATCTTTGTTCTTTGTGCCTGAACATTTGATATCATGTGAGCTTCATCTAAGATTACCAAATCAAATCCACTTTTTAATAATAGAGACTCATCCTTTTTTTTCGGATCTGAGTCGTGAAAATTTTTAAGAATGTCATAATTAACAATGACAAAATCATCTTCAGTTGAAAATTTTTTACCTTCCGCAATAAAAACAGGTCTATCTGAATAATTTGCAATTTCTCTTTGCCAATTTATTTTTAAAGATGCGGGACAAACAATTAATATTTTTTTTGCACCTGTCTCTAATGCCGCAATAATAGTTGAGGTTGTTTTACCAAGACCCATATCATCAGCAAGAATAAATCTTTTTGATCCTGCTAATTTTTCGATTGCAATTTTTTGATGATCAAGCGGAGGACGATGGGAATATTTCGAATAATCAATATTAACAGACTGTACATTATGTGTTTTAATTAAAGCCGATTTTGGAATCCAAAATTCGGATAGTTTATCCTTTTCAAAAAACTTACCCCAAACGTGATAAGACTTTTCCTTCTCAACCAAAAGCTTTTCAATAAAAATTTCCTTTGGTACCTCAATAAGATATTTTTCTTCAGCAAACTTTTTGGCGAAGTAGTTGTCTAACTCGACCCATTTACGAGCAATCTTAGGCGTTGAGTCGTAATATGTTGTAATATATTCGGATTGACTTCTAGTGGGATAAAATTTACTAGAAACTTCTTTTTTATGTTTTAGATATAGTATATAATTATTCGCACCACTATAACTTTCGAGCAACTCTAATGCTTTATGTTCTATCAGTGTTTTTGTTTCCAATTAATCTTTTTTAAAAAAATACTAATAAAAAAGATATTTATCAATAAAATCGTATTATGAGAAGTAATGTTCCTATTACAAGATTCGGTAAATTCTTTGGAGATCGTGATTTCGAATTAGAAATTGGTATGGGTCAAGAATGGTTAATTGGTGACATGAACTTCACTTGTGTACTATATAGAGTAGACAAAAACAAAATAAAAACTGATGACGTATATGGTGAAGCGGTAACTGACGGAATTAAATTTTTACCACCTGTGGAGTTTAATGCTTATGTTGGTATTGCAGCCCCTGAAAACAAAATGATCGGTTCTACTCGTATGGATCAATTTGAACCAGGTAATATAACAATGTCCGTTTACATGAAAACTCTTGAAGATTTAGATATTGAAATAGATTTTGGTGATTATGTGGGATACTACGATAGTGAAAATTTTGTAAGATACTATACTGTTGTTAACGATGGTCGTGTGACTTCAGATATAAAACATACCTATAAGGGGTTCAAGCCCTTTTATAGAACAATAATTGCGGCTCCTGTTGGACCAAATGAATTCAGAGGATTATAATGGCTTTACCAAAAAAACACCCAATAAAACCGGCAATACCTTTAACGTATCCTAAAACTCTTTTACCAAGAAGAGAAGAGATAAAAGATATGATCACTAAGGATGGTACATACCTTCCTAAGTCATTATTACATGCCGATTTAGATGGTGGTTTTTTAGAATTTGTTAAAAATACTTTAAAAATTTCATCAGAAGGAAAAACAGTTCCTGTTGCCGATATTCTAATAACAACACAAAACTGGTCACAGTTTGTTGAAACATGGGACTTTCAAAATATTGATAAGAACATTGAACCTCCATTCATTACGGTAATTAGAAATCCTGAAGTAAAATACGGAAATAATCCTGCGGTAATGTACAATATACCAAACAGGAGAATGTATTATTATATGGAAGTTCCTACTTGGGATGGAAATAGAGTTGGTGCTGACATTTATAAAATACCACAACCTGTACCTGCAGATTTTAAATATACAGTAGCGATTGTGTGTAATAGAATGAGAGAATTAAACTCATTTAATAAAAAAGTTTTAGAGACTTTCGCATCAAGACAAGCATATCAAGTTATTAAAGGACATTACATTCCAATTATAAATGATAGTATGACCGATGAATCAGTTTTAGATTTAGAAAAAAGAAAATACTACATTCAAAAATACGAATTTACAATGATGGGGTTCTTAATTGATGAGGATGAATTTGAAGTTTTTCCTGCGTTATCAAGAACATTTCAAATGTATGAGGTTGATCAAAGACCTGTTAAGAGACATCAGAAAAAACAAACACCAGTACAACCAGAAACAATACGTTTGATATATCCTGTAGATAATTTGTCTCAAGAATACTTTTTTGAATACACGTGTGATTTGAATTTTGATATCTCAGATAATTTAGAAAGTTATTCAGTATACATAAATGACCAATATTATGGTGATAATGTTGATAGAATTCAAATCAATACTAACGACACATTAAGAATTGATGTTGTCAAACAAGTAAGTGCCGCCGAATCTTCATTAGCGTTCACACAATTCTTAGTTTAACTTTCCCCGTATATATCTTTCTTTTCCTTACATTTTTCAACTATAAGGTTTTCTAAAAATTTATACATTTTAATACCTCTCTTATCGCAATATTTTTTCAGGACATCGTGTACTTCAACATCAATTTTTAAGTTTTTTATCTTCTTAGGTTCTTTCATAACGGTAGGTAGAAAAAAGGCAGAATAAAATCTTACCAAAATATAAATAGTTTGCACAATGTAAAGTTTTTACTAAAAACTCGAATATTTATAGGTAAAATAAATAAGTAAAGACATTTTAAACATGGCAACAAACAGTAAAGTTTTCGTTTCACCTGGTGTTTATACTTCTGAAGTAGATTTGAGCTTTGTTGCTCAAAGCGTCGGGGTAACAACATTAGGTATCGTAGGTGAAACTTTGATAGGTCCAGCTTTTGAACCGATTTTTATTACAAATTTTGATGAATTCCAAACAGTATTTGGAGGTACTTCACCAGAAAAATTTGTTAATACCCAAATTCCAAAGTATGAAGCGGCTTACATTGCAAAAGCATATCTACAACAATCCAATCAATTATTCGTAACAAGAATCTTAGGATTATCAGGTTACGATGCAGGACCATCTTGGTCAATAACTACGGTTGCTAACGTAGACCCATCAACAATTGGTGTTTGGTGTCTAAGTTCAGTAACTAATTCAGCAACTTGTGTTACAACATGTGTAGTTCCAAAAGAACTCACATTTACAGTTCCGTTTACTGCTTGTACTAATTCAACAACAACAATAGGTTTCCAAGGAAGCTTCCCTTCAATTATTCAAGACATAATTACAGAACAATATGAAGAGTTTAACGGAGATACTTCTACATTAGAAACTCAAATTAATAATTTAATTTTTGATGTTATCACAAGTAACAATCCTTATCTTGCGGAAGATGAACAAATTGCTTACTTTGGTTCTATTGCTACTGACGACTATAACACATTAAATGGTGCTGGTTGGACAGCGGGAACTAATGTATTTAATGTTCCATCTGTATCGTTTGATGCAACTGATTTAACTTCTCCTTTGAATGATTCTTGGTACTATGCGTTATTTACAAATACAGGTAATACAAATTACTCAGGATATTCATTCTCTACTTTGGTGTCAGGTTTAACGGCTTATTATCCAAACCCAACTCCTACACCACAAGCATCATCATCACCAACACCTACACCATCGGCAGCTAATCCTTGTATTACACCGTCACCTTTTGTGTCACCTACACCTACTCCTACACCTGTTAATATTGATTGTTATTCAGGAACTATTGTTGGTAAAATTTATTACTACACAGGGACATCATATGTTGATTACGATAATGTAGTTGTTGCAACTTTAAGATCAAGAGGTATTGCAACTTATACAAACTCAACTAACCCAGCATACTCAGTAACGGCAACAACAGATGCTAGTTTAGATATGACAGGAAAATATGCTGGAGTTCTTAAAAACCCATACTTGACATTTGCGGTTAATTGTACTGATAAATTTGGTCAAAACTTTACGTTTGAAACTTCTTTAACTCAAAATGATCCTGAGTATATTAGTAAAGTGTTTGGGATTGCAAACTTCCAAAAACCAAGAATTGAAGTTCCATTATTTAATGAGGAAGTATTCCAATCTTGGTTAAACTACTCTTGGAAAAAAGGATACGTTAGAGGTTTAAATCCAAACTTTATTGAATTAGACTCTGCTCAAAGTGGTGACCCTAACTCAATTGGATGGTATTTGGACAGATATCAAACACCTAATTCTCCTTGGGTTGTATCAGAATTAAGAGGTAATAAAGTTTATGACCTATTCAGGTTCTACACAATTTCTGATGGTGATGCCGCTAACACGTTAATTAAAGTTTCACTTATCAATCAAACTTATAACAACTTAACGTTTGATGTATTGATTCGTGACTATTTTGATACTGATGCAAACCCTGTAGTTCTTGAGAAATTTACAAACTGTACAATGGATCCAGGACAAAACAACTTTATTGCAAATAAAATTGGTACATTGGATGGAGAATACGCACTGAATTCTAAATACGTAATGGTTGAAATGAACGAGGATGCCCCAATTGACGCACTTCCTTGTGGATTCAACGGATTCAACTTCAGAAATTATGCAGGAGCTCAATCACCATTCCCAATTATTAAAGGTAAATATGATTTCCCTGGCGAAGTAATTTATAACCCACCATTTGGTTTGTCTTCAGGTAATGATGATGCGTTGGTAAGTCCGGGAGATAATGTTAGAAGAACATACTTAGGTATATCTAACAGTTTAGGATGGGATGCCGCTTACTTCGAATACGTTGGTAAAAGAAATCCTAATAATACTTGTGATATTGATGGTTTACCATTCAACTACAGATCTGCAGGTTTCCACATGGACGTAAATGCAAGTGGTTTAACAATCGGACCTGAGTTCTCAACAAGTGGTGACCCAAGATTTATCTGTGGTAACTCACCATTCATCACTGAACCTGAACTTCCAACAAACGCATACTATAGATTGTTCGCACGTAAATTCACATTCTTAGTACAAGGTGGATTTGACGGATGGGATATCTATAGAGAATGGAGAACTAATGAAGATAGATTCCAAATTGGTAGATCAGGATTCCTATTCGGAGCTTGTCCATCTACAAGATACCCACAAGCAACAGGTTGGGGGGCGTTTAAAGAAATTTCTTTAGGTGACGGAACTCAGAATTGGGCAAATACCGACTACTACGCATACTTGTTAGGTCAACAAACATTTGCAAACCCTGAAGCGGTTAACATTAACGTGTTTGTAACACCGGGTATTGATTATGTAAATAACAGTAACCTTGTTGAAGATGCAGTTAATATGATTGAATTCAACAGAGCGGACTCATTATACATTTGTACAACTCCTGACGTTGATATGTATGTTGCAACAACAACAGGGATTGATGTATTCATCTACCCAACTGAAGCAGTTGACAACTTAGAGAATACAGGAATTGACTCTAACTACACGGCTACTTACTATCCATGGGTATTGACAAGAGATAGTGTAAATAACACTCAAATCTATATCCCACCAACAGCTGAGGTAACAAGAAATTTAGCCTTGACAGATAACATCGCGTTCCCTTGGTTCGCAGCAGCGGGTTACACTCGTGGTATTGTTAACTGTATTAAAGCTCGTAAGAAGTTAACTCAAGAAGATAGAGACATCCTTTACGTAGGTAGACTTAACCCAATCGCAACCTTCTCTGATGTCGGTACCGTAATTTGGGGTAACAAAACTCTACAAGTAAGAGAATCGGCTCTTGACAGAATCAACGTTAGAAGATTGTTGTTACAAGCTCGTAAATTGATTTCAGCAGTTTCTGTAAGACTATTGTTTGAACAAAACGACTCACAAGTAAGACAAGACTTCTTAAATGCTGTTAACCCAATCTTAGATGCAATCAGAAGAGATCGTGGTTTATATGACTTCCGAGTTACAGTTTCTTCAGATCCTGAGGATTTAGATAGAAACCAAATGACAGGTAAGATTTATATCAAACCAACAAGATCACTTGAATTTATCGACATTACATTCTACATCACTCCAACAGGGGCATCGTTTGAGAATATATAAGTTGGTTTATTATTCATACGAAGGGGGACGAAAGTTCCCCTTTTTTATTTAAGAGATATTTATTAATATGAATTACAAAAAAATTGTTAAAGAAATTTTATCTGAGATCATTCACGATCAGATGAAACCCACAATGAAGTATTATGCTTTTGACTGGGATGATAACCTCATGTATATGCCAACAAAAATTTATCTTGTAGATGATAAAGGAAAAACTGTTGGTATGTCTACGGAAGATTTTGCGGAGTATAGAACTGATATTGGTAAAGAACCGTTCAAATATGAGGGTCACACTATTGTAGATTTTGATAAGGATGCCTTCAGAGACTTTAAAGTACCAGGTGACAAGGCTTTCATTAGTGATGCTATGAAAGCAGAAACAGGTCCTGCATGGAGTGACTTTGTTGAGGCGGTTAATAATGGGTCGGTATTTTCGATCATCACAGCAAGAGGACACACCCCTTCGGTTCTTAAAAATGCGATTTATAATCTAATTAAGAAAAACAAACATGGATTAAGTGAAAAAGAACTTGTTAAAAATCTTAAAAAATATAGAGATTTAGCAGATGAAGAAGAATTGTCGGATGATGAATTGGTTAGAGTGTATTTAGATATGAACAAATATCATCCTGTAAGTTTTGGTGAAGGTTCTGCTGCGAATCCTGAAGAACTTAAAGTAAAAGCAATGAGTGAGTTTATGAGATATGTTCAAGAACTATCAAGAAAACTACAAGAAAAAGCCTTTATGAAAAATAAAATTA